TCAATCTTTAAAATCTCTGCAGAAATGACTGGATATATCTCCGACGTAGAGTGATTAATACAGTACCGAAAGGTAAACAAAAACACTCATACGGAGGGAAAAAACATGATGAGATTTACAAAGAAGGCAGAAGACAGAAAAGCATTGGTTAAGAGGCTCGGCGAACTTACTGGAGTTAAGCCACATTACAATGGAGTTCCGAGCTGCACTTACGCCGTCGGCGAATACACCATTGAGAAGGACGGAAGCATCACAGTGGAGGAAGAAAAAGTAGACATGGAGATTGTAAATACCCTGGCGGCCGAAGAATTGATTGAGACGCCAAAGATGGAAACGGCGGACGCTTCCGATGCGGGAACCGGAGATGATTCTGAAACTTGCTTGAACGGAACAATCCCGACTGAGCTTTCCATTGCACTTTCGCTGGATGGACACACTGGAACAAGTATCCGGAACCTCATGAACTTGATCTTTTCGAGGGCCGGCCTTCTCAACAAGGCGATCGGCAGTCATTTCAAAGCAAGCGAGGATCTGGTGAAAGCCCTGGCAAAGCAGGAAAGCACGGCAACAAGGGAAAAGGCACTCAAGACAATCACGTCAATTGAAAACGGACTGGAAGGAATTGATTTTGCGGATGATAAAGTTTGCTTTACTGGATTCCCGATGGCGACAAGCCCGGAAGAGTTCAAAGCCTTTATGGATCTGGCAGCTTTCATGAATAAGTCAGCCATCGAGCAGAAACGGATCATGGCAAAAGAGGTTGATGACACAAATGAAAAGTATGCATGCAGAGTATGGCTTCTACGACTGGGAATGACTGGAGACGAGTTCAAGACCACACGAAGAATTATTCTTCAGAACCTTTCCGGCCACGCAGCATTTAAGACTCAGGATCAAGTCGAAGTGGCCAAGGAAAAAGCCAAAGCAAAACGGGCAGCTGAAAAAGAAGCAGCCACAGCCGAAGGAGGCACAAGCGATGACGAACTTTCCGAGTAAAGAGATTGTGGAACTCATAAGAGAGCACTTCCCTGCTGGGACACGCGTCGAGCTTATGAAGATGGATGATCTGCAGGCGCCGCCAATTGGCACTTGCGGTACCGTCCAAGGAGTGGATGACATTGGGTCGATCATGGTTGCCTGGGACAATGGCAACAGTCTGTCGGTAGCTTATGGAGAAGATTCATGCAGAAAGATCCGAAGCGGCATGAGTGATACGGTCAAAGAACAGATTTTGACGGTCCGTAGTACCGGCCTTACCAACATGTTTGATGTTCCTGCTGTTCAGCGAATTGCTTATGAGAGAGATCTTTATGACCTGGTCCTTTTCCTGGAGGAACACAAGCAAGAATATGTGCACTTCATCCTGACCGGAGAGTGTAAATAACACAGTTTCAAGGTGCAAAGATTGTACAGATTATTGCAAGAAATGACTGGATATATATCCGCCGTAGAGTGATTAATACAGTACCGAAGAGGAAAACAAAAGCACAGAAAACGGAGGACAAGAACATGAAATACACAGTTGAAGCTATTGAAAACGCAAAGACAAAGGAAGATTGGCAGAAGATCAAAATGAACCGGACCCTGGTTCAGGCTTACCTTTGGAGCACGGAAGCCGGAAACGATCTTCCAAATTTCGCAGAGGTCATTTGGGACGAGGACATCGAAGCGATTCTTCAAGATTGCAAGGAGAACGGAATCAAGGAGTTTACGATCAGCTCGACTTTTTCAAGCCTGATCACAACGATCGACAAACTGACAGAGCTTGGCTGCAGCCTGGACGGAATTATTAAGATCAACGACCGCTACACACACTTCGGAAGAGAAGAACGCGACCTGATCCCGGCTTTCAAGATGACGGTAAAGGAGGCCTAAAACATGTGGAGCGAGGGAACAATCGGAATTCCAGATGGGAAGGACAAGGCCAAGTACACGACCTGCCACTACTGGATAAAGCACTACGAAGAACCGAGTGAGATTTATGGAATCAACAAGGGTAAGATTTCAAAGTTGGAGATTCGGATCAAAGACAATACGGTATGCAGTTATGACCGCGGGTGGGATTTGAAACCAACCTGCAAAGAAGCAGAGCTGGCGCTCAGCATTCTGCTTCAAAATTACAACTGAGAAACACTAAAAATGATAATTCCGGGAGAAGGGCCAATCGGCTCTATCTCTCGTTCTGATAGAGATCGCTTCGGCGGTCTTTTATTTTATGAGGAAGGGAGGCGAGCCTTATGGCTACCAGAGGAAGAAAGCCGACGCCGACCGCGCTCAAAAAGCTCGAAGGCAATCCCGGTAAGCGGCCACTGAATAATTCGGAGCCAAAGCCGGATAAGAAAGCTCCCTCCTGCCCGAAGTGGCTGGAGCCGGAGGCAAAAAAGGAATGGCGACGCCTGGCCAAGCAGATGGAGGCACTTGGAATATTAACAGAGGTAGATATGGCGGCTTTTGCAGGATACTGTCAAGCCTATGCCAGATGGAAGGAAGCCGAGGAATTCATCACACAGCATGGGACAATCGTCCGGACGCCTTCCGGTTATTGGCAGCAGGTTCCACAGGTCAGCATCGCACAGACATATTTGAAAGTGATGAATCGCTTTGCCGAGCAGTTTGGTCTTACACCTGCATCAAGGTCCAGGATTGTTGCGGATAACGCTGCATCCGGAGTCGTCGATGAGATGGAGGATTTACTCGGAGGCGATGACTAATGGCAGAAAGATATGAGGGTTATCCGAAATTAAAAAACTACAAGCCGACCCACTTCATGCTTGAGACGTCTCATTATGATCCGGCAAAGGCGAATCGGGCTGTCAAGTTTATAGAAAACCTGAAACATACCAAGGGCAAGTGGGCCGGAAAACGCTTCTGGCTCCTTCCTTGGCAGGAGCAGATTATTCGAGATCTTTTTGGAATCGTTGATGAGAACGGGCACCGTCAGTTTCGGACTGCTTACATCGAGATTGGAAAGAAGAACGGAAAATCCGAACTTGCTGCAGCGGTGGCACTTTATCTGCTTTATGCAGATAATGAGCCATCTGCGGAGGTATACGGAGCCGCGGCAGATCGACAGCAGGCATCCATCGTATTTGATGTGGCCCACCAGATGGTCCGAATGACACCGGCGCTCATGAAACGTTCCAAGATCATGGCTGCAACAAAGCGAATTGTGAATTACACGAATGCAGGCTTTTACCAGGTCCTCTCTGCAGAGGTTGGCACGAAACATGGTTTGAACGTATCCGGGCTGGTCTTGGATGAAGTGCACGCACAGCCAAACCGGAAACTATATGACGTACTTACACAAGGCTCCGGAGATGCCAGAGAGCAGCCGCTGTACTTTTTGATAACGACGGCCGGGACTGATAAAGAATCAATCTGCTACGAACTGCATTCAAAGGCAATGGACCTTTTGACTGGCAGAAAGATTGATCACACATTTTATCCGGTGGTCTATGGACTTACCGATGAGGATGATTGGCATGATGAGAAAAACTGGTACAAAGCAAATCCATCTTTGGGAGAAACAATTCAGATTGACCGCGTCCGGGACATGTATCATGAGGCCTTGGAAAACCCAGCGGAGGAGAATGTGTTCAAGCAGCTACGGTTAAACATGTGGGTGTCGTCCATCACCAGGTTTATCCCAGAGCAGATCTATGACAAAGGCGATCTACCCATTGATCTGGCTTTACTTGAAGGGCGGGATTGCTACGGCGGCCTGGATCTTTCAAGCACAGGTGATATCACGGCTCTGGTCCTGATGTTTCCGCCAAGGATGGAGAATGAGAAATATATTATGCTGCCGTTCTTCTGGGTACCGAAGGATACGATTCCGCTCCGTGTGCGTAGAGCATCGGTTCCATATGACGTCTGGTACCGGCAGGGATTTTTGCAGGCGACTGAAGGAAATGTGATCGACTACAACTTCATTCAGGCTTTTATAAAAAAGCTCTATGAGAAATATCACATCTTGGAAATCGCTGTGGATAGATGGAATGCAACGCAGCTTATTCAAAACCTGACCGATGACGGATTCACGATGGTTCCATTTGGCCAGGGTTTTAAAGATATGTCGCCACCTACGAAGGAGTTCTACAAGCTCCTGATGGAGGGGAAGATCATCCATGGAGGAAATCCGGTTATGCGCTGGATGAGCGGAAATGTAGTCGTAGACCGGGATGCAGCAGAGAACATCAAACCTACGAAGGCAAAGTCACCGGAAAAGATTGACGGCATCGTTGCAGCCATCATGGCCCTGGACCGATGCATTAGGCATGAAAACACCTCGAGCGTATATGACGATCGAGGTTTACTTGTATTTTGAGGAAGGAGAAACACATGGGACTTAGAACATGGCTGGGATTATCCAGTCCAAGAGACGCACCTAAAGAAAAGCTGCCGGAGGTGACAGACAACGTTCGCGATTCTGGGCAGACATTTCTATTCGGCCGGGCCGACAGTGGTGAGCGAGTCGATGAGAAATCGGCCATGCAGATTGCAACGGTATATGCATGCGTGCGACTCCTTTCAGAGACGGTCGCAGGATTACCACTTCATTTGTATCAGTTTACGGACGACACGGAGAAAGGAAAAGAACAAGCCAGGAAACATCCGCTGTATAAGGTCCTTTATCGGCAGCCTAACCCGGAGATGACAAGCTTTTCTTTTCGGGAAACAATGATGACGCACTTGCTCTTATGGGGCAATGCCTATGCGCAGATCATTCGTGATGGCAAGAACAATATTCTGGCGCTTTATCCTCTATATCCGGAAAACGTAGAAGTCGACCGGGATGAGAATGGTGAGATTTATTACATTTATCATGCGTATACGAATGAGGTTCCGGGTGATCAGAACAAGGATCTGTATTTCAGAAGAGATGAGATCTTTCATGTACCGGGCCTTGGCTTTAATGGTCTGGTTGGCTTTTCGCCGATTGCCATGATGAAGAACGCACTCGGTACAACACTTGCGGTTGAGAAATATGGGTCTGCATTTTTCCGAAACGGTGCACAGCCTTCTGGGGTACTGGAGCATCCTGGTGTTCTAAAAAATCCCGAGAAGATTCGTGAGAACTGGTCAGATACCTACGGAGGTACCAACAACGCACATAAGGTTGCGGTGCTCGAAGAAGGCATGACCTACAAACCGATTTCATTACCTCCGGAAGATTCACAGTTCCTGTCGGTGCGGCAGTTTTCGGTTGAGGAGATTTGTAGAATTTTCCGAGTACCTCCACACATGGTGCAGGACCTGGACCATGCGACATTCTCCAATATTGAACACCAGAGTATTGATTTTGTGGTACATACTCTGACACCTTGGCTGGTTCGTATTGAGCAGGCGATTGAAAAAGATCTTCTGTTGGAAGAAGAACAGGACCGTTATTTTCCAAAGTTCAATGTAGATGGGCTTCTGCGTGGTGATTACCAAAGCCGTATGAGCGGCTATGCGACCGGCATCAGCAACGGGTTCCTTTCACCAAATGATGTACATCGCCTGGAAAATATGGACCTGATTCCCGCCGAAAAAGGTGGAGATGATTACTACCTGAATGGCGGGTATGTACGACTGGAAGATGCAGGCAAATTTGCAGGTGACGGTAATGCAGGAACAAAGTCACCGGAGGACGAGCCAGAGACAGAAAATAAAACGAAGGAGGCACGGCCTCCGAGGAGGAAACGATGAAGAAATTTTGGAATTGGATTCACGATGATAGTGGAGGCAGAATCCTGCGATTGGAAGGCCCAATCGACGAAGATTCTATCTGGGGTGATGAGATCACTCCGAAAGCCTTCAGAGAAGAACTCGAAGCAGAAGATGGGGATGTTACGGTCTGGGTCAACAGTCCGGGTGGCAATGTCTTTGCAGCCGCAGAGATATACACAATGCTGAAAGACTATGGCGGTTCGGTGACCGTCAAGATCGCGTCCATCGCCGCCTCCGCTGCATCAGTGGTTGCGATGGCTGGAGCTCAGGTTCAGATGTCACCGACTGCACTTCTTATGATTCACGACCCGTCTACAATTGCGATGGGCAACGCCAAGGACATGGAGAAGGCAATCGAGACACTGAATGAAGTGAAGGAGAGCATTATCAACGCTTATACAGCGAAGTCTGGCCTTTCCCGTAAAAAGGTCGCTGATCTTATGAGCAACGAGACATGGATGAATGCGAAAAAGGCCGTCGAGCTTGGATTTGCAGATGAAATTCTGTACCAGGATAAGAAAAAGCCTGATGAGGACCCAGAAGAAAATCCCGATGATCCCAAGGAAGATCCCGATAACCCTGATCCGGACGGCCCAGATGAGAACGGTCCAGACAAGAAGAAAAAAGTCATCATTCCCGGCGCAGAGGCACACATGTATTCGAGCCGCATGATGGATCTGGCAATCCTAAATAAACTCCGGGAAAGAGATACCAGTGAGAAGGCAAAGCCAAGAGCTGAACCTGAGCAACATTCTCCTGTAATCAAACTGAACGGAACAACTGAAGATGGCAGCATGCCATATGAAATCTTGAAGAAACAGCTGGAATTCCTGAAATAAGGAACCAGCTGTTTTTCATAACTCATACCTTTAAGGAGGAAAAATATCATGAGTAAGATTATTGATTTACGCAATAAGCGCAACACCCTCTGGGAGCAGACAAAGGCATTCCTGGAGGAACACAGAAACGAGAATGGTCTCGTTGAGGCATCCGCAGTCGAGCAGTACAACAAGATGGCTTCCGATGTAAAAGCTCTCGGTGAAGAAATCGAGCGCTTGGAGAATCAGGCGGACTTGGATGCCAAACTCGCAGCGCCCACTTCCCTTCCGGTGCATTCTGACCCGAAAACCGGCGCTAAGAAGACAAACGCTCCAACTGCTACAGCTGAGTACAGTGAGGCCTTCTGGAACATGCTCCGTAATCGCGGCAATTATGCAGAGGTTATGAATGCACTTTCCGTAGGTGAAGATCCGAAGGGCGGTTATACCGTGCCGGATGAATTTGAACGCCAGCTTGTTGAATCTCTGGAGGAGAACAACATCTTCAGGGGCCTCGCAACTGTTATCCGCACTTCTTCTGGGACCAGAAAGATTCCGATTGCGGAGGATTCCGGCGAAGCAAGCTGGATTGATGAAGGCGAGGAAATCCCGGAAGCTGATACGACCTTCGGCCAGACAACGCTTGGAGCCTATAAGATGGGCACCATGATCAAGATCAGCAATGAGCTCCTGAACGATTCCGCGTTTGATCTGGCATCCTATATTGCTCGCCGTTTTGGCGTCCGTATGGGTAATGCTGAGGAGAAAGCGTTCTTCACCGGTGATGGTCAGAACAAGCCACTTGGCATCCTCGCCGAAACGGGCGGTGCTCCGGTAGGAGTTACTACAGCAACTCAGACAGCGGTCAAATTTGACGAGGTCTTTCAGCTGTATTACGCACTGAAGTCTCCTTACAGAAAGAATGCCCAGTTCATCTGCAATGAGGCGCTGCTTCTCCAGCTCATGACGCTGAAGGACAAGAACGATAACTATATCTGGAAGCCTTCGCTGGAAGTTGGTAAGCCGAATACACTGCTTGGCCGTCCGATTGTAACGAGTGCATATATGCCTGCGATCGTTGCCGGTGCCAAGGCTCTGCTTTTTGGCGATTACAGCTATTACTGGGTCGCAGATCGTCAGTCAAGGACATTCAAGAGACTCAATGAGCTCTATGCTCGCACCGATCAGGTCGGTTTCATTTCCACTCAGAGGGTGGATGGCAAGCTGATTCTGCCGGAGGCGGTTCAGGCTTTGCAGATGAAGACCGGTACGACAACAACGCCCTAATTAAGAAGGAGGTAAACGATCGTGGCATTCATAGAACTTTCGGAAGTGAAGCAGTACCTTCGGGTAGATACGTCCGATGAGGATGCCACGATCGGCATCCTCTTATCATCGGCGGAACGGCTGTGCATGGATGTGGGAAGACTTTCAGAGGAGCAGTGGATGGTGATCAATTCTGATGCAAAAGAGTCAGAGCTTTATACAAAGGACCAGCTTCTTTCCATTCGTGAAACGATGAAGATTGCTGTGCTTTATACAGTGGCATATCTTTTCGAACACCGGGAAGAAGCAGATCATCATGCATTGACGCTGACGCTTCGGTCTATTCTGTTTGCGGTCCGGGAAGGAGTAAACGAATGAATATCGGAGAACTCCGGGTCCGAATCAAGATCCAGAAAAACGAGACAGTAGCAGATCAATACGGAAACCATACAAGTGCCTGGACAGATTACTTTTCCTGTTGGGCGACGGTGGGAAGTAGCACTGGTTCTGAAAGTAGTGGTGCTGTGATTAATCCAGAGGAATCTTTGAATTTCACTGTGCGTTATTCGTCAGAAACAGCCGCGGTTGAATCTACAAAGTACCGTGTTCTTACGGCCGGGAAAATCTATAACATCACCTACGTGAATCCAATGGCTTACAAACACAACAGTCTGGTATTTAATTGCAAGTTGGAGAGAGGGAAAAATGAGTCAGAAGGTTTCAATCGATGAGATGGACGATGTCATTATGAAAGAGCTGGAAGAATACGCCAAGCTCGCAACAGACGATATGAAGGACGCGGTCAAAGATACTGCAAAATCGGTGAAGAAGGATATTGAAGGATCTGCACCCGTCCTGACCGGCCGGTATAAGAAAAGCTGGTCTATTAAGAGCATCAGCGAGAATGCCAACAGCATCGATATGATAGTCCACTCGAGGAACCGCTATCAGCTCACTCATTTGTTGGAACATGGTCATGCGAAACGAGGCGGTGGTCGCGTGGAAGGTCGGCCCCACATCGCTCCGGCTGAGGAGAAGGGTAAAAAGGACCTGATCGATGCAATTGAAAGGAAACTGAAATGAAATATGAAGACGTGATGACAATGCTGACTGA